GGGTGATGCGGACTGCGGCGGTGAACCTGTGGCTACATAGTGGCGATGCAACACTGGCCGCATCTTTCTTTACCGCTGGCACGTCGGCACCGGTGACGACCGGCAACCAGACGACTGCACCCGATGGCACACTGACCGCAGCGTCGGCTGCATTCCCGGCGGTGCCCACAGGCGAGACATGTGTGCTGTATCAGTCGTTCGTTGTTCCAGCGGCTGGAACCTACACATTCAGTGTCTACCTAAAAGGTGCCGTTGGTGGCGAACAGATATACCTAGGAGCCAATAGCAGCACAGTCCAGTATGTGGATAGTCCTCGCATCACACTGACTACGGCATGGCAGCGATATAGTATTACAGTCTCGCCGCTTAGTGGACCTGACACAGTATTCTTCGATGTTGGCGCTGACATGCGTGGCGGGACAGCAACCGCCATACCAGCAGAGACAGTTTATGTATGGGGATTTCAGGTAGAGCAGGGCGCGTCTGCATCGCCATACATCCCGACCACCACAGCACCGAACGGCGCACCACGCTGGGACTACGATCCGGTGACGCATGCGCTGCGCGGGTTGCTGATCGAGGAAGCGCGGACGAACCTCTGGCTGCAGAGCGCCGATGTGTCGAATGCAGCAACGATCAAGGAAGGCTCCGGCGCTGCTGCTCCTGTGGTGACGGCAAACCAAGTGACAGCACCGGACGGAACGCTGTCGGGCGATCAGGTCGCCTATCCTGCCGTGTCTGGTGGGAGCGCCTACAGCCTTTTGTATCAACCAGTTCCGGTAAACGCAACAGTATACACGTTTAGCATCTATCTACGAAGTGCCGTTGGTGGAGAGCAACTCTATCTCGGCGTTCTAGGTTCCTCCGCAGCGCGCACCCTTGTGACGCTGACGACGCAGTGGCAGCGGTTCAGTGTTACCTCGCCAACCATGGTCGCCGGGACTGCATACTTTGACGTTGGCGTGGACCTGCGAGATGCAGGGTCACAAACAGCTAAACCTGCACAGACCATCTATGCTTGGGGTGGGCAAGTAGAGCAAGGCAGTTTCGCCACATCGTATATTCCAACAGTAGGTACCTCGGTTACGCGGGCACAGGATAGTTGCACTATTCCACCAGCCAATATGTCGCCATGGTTTGCATCCCCCGGCGGCTCGTGGATGGCAGAGTTTATCGGCTTCAATCCGCCATCGTCGCTGTCGCCGCGTGTCGTATCTTATCCGCTTGCGGGGAATATCGCGCCGCTCATGGCGTTTCCCAGCGGCTGGATGGGGCAATATGACGGTGCCGCAGGGATGTTCACAGCCAATGCGATGACGCCCGGCGCGGTTGCTAAAGGCGCGAGTGCATGGACACCCGGCAGTGCTACGGTTTGCTTGAATAGCGGGGCCGTTGCCTCATCGGCGACCTTAACGGCGGGTTACGCCGCGCTTGCCACTGCCGGGGTTCGGCTCATGGCGGACGAAACCGCTGGCGACGGCATGAGCGGCACCATCCGCCGCGTGCGCTACTGGCCACGCGCACTGTCCAACAGCGAACTACAGGCAGTGACGACGTGAGCAAGCGATACAAGATCGTTGAAGGTGGGATGCACGACAGGTTCCATCAGTCGATGAAGAAGGTGCAGTTCATCGGTGGTGGGTTCGGCAACGGCAAGACAGCGGCGACCTGCATAAAGGCGCTCAAGCTATGCAAGGATTATCCGGGGTGCAATGGTCTAATTGCCCGTTCGACTTACCCGAAGTTGAACGACACGATAAGGCGCGAGTTCTTACAATGGTGTCCGACGCCTTGGATAAAGCGTATGCCCTCGCGCGACGAGAACACATTACTCCTGAAGAATGGGTCTACTGTCAACTTCAGGTATGTCGCACAGCAGGGCAAACAGACAGAGGACTCGAAGTCCAACTTGTTATCAGCTACGTACGATTGGATTGTGGTTGACCAACTAGAAGATCCTGAGTTCTCGCACAAAGACTTCATGGACCTGATGGGGCGTCTGCGTGGCAACACAGAGTATGCAGGAGACGACGTGCTCATGCCGCGCGTGGGACCGCGTTGGTTCATGGCAACTCTCAACCCGACACGCAACTGGTGCTACCGAGAGATCGTCAAGCCACTGCATGACTTCACTGAGCGCGGCATCGTCAACGAGAAGCTGCTGTGTGAGGTCGATGATAATGGCAAGCCAGTCATCGTGGATAGCAAGCCTGTGCCACTGATTGAGTTGTTCGAGGGCAGCACATACGAGAACGTTGACAACGTAGGACAGGACTACATCCGAGGGATGCTGGCCACCTACACAGGCAGTATGCGTGAACGCTTCGTGTATGGACGATGGGGTGCACTGAGCGGACTGATCTATCCTCAGTTCGATGAGACAGTCCATGTTCTTAGTCATGAAGATATCCGAACGTATCTGCGCCAATTGCGCATGTCCGGTTTTCAGCCTTCATTTGTCGAAGGTTACGATCATGGGTTGTCTCGGCACAGTTGCTATGGATTGTTCTTCGTTGACGACGACGCCAATGTGCTCCTGCTCGATGGGTTCAGGATTGCGGAGCTTACCGTTGCCGCTGCGGCGAAGTATATATCGACTATACGCGCAGAGTATCGGATCGAAGAAGAAGAACTTGGCCCCATCTACGCGGACCCTGATGTTTTTCGGCGCAAAGCAGGCTCGGCTCGCACTGTTGGAACCACGGTCGCAGAGATGTTCAGTGACGAGGGCATTCGGATGCAGCGTGGAAACAACGACATCAATGCCGGCATTAGTAAGAACTGGCAATACCTCACGCCGCTTGCGCTTCATGAGAACCCGATTACTGGTCATCACATGGCGCCGCACTTCTATGTGGCGAACAGTTGCAACTGGTTCATAGATGAGATCGTAGAGTATTACTTCCACCGCGATGGCAGCGATGAGACGACTGACAAGCCAGTGGATCGCAACGACCATGCCATGGACATGTGGAAGTATGCTATGAGCAATCGACCACGATTGGCACGCTACACAGGCAAGCCTGATGCACCGCCCGCGTGGATGGCGTGGCACGAGATCGAGCGTGAACAAAACCGTGGCACGAGAGCGAGGCACAAGTGAGCGGCACATTCGAGCAAGACGATCCGCAGCTTAATCTAGACGCGAGTGGAGATGCGCTTGAGAACTCACTTGACCAAGCCGGTGTTGGATTGCCCGCTGCACCGGAGCCACCGGCTGTCTACAAAGCAATGCCTGATAGCCGTATACCTGTCTCTAGTAAGCGTGGTGGCATCTGGCGTAGTCGTAGGGATGTTGCGCAGAAGGGGATGAAAGACCTTGTCGATGCGTGGGATGAGGCCATACGATACTACAACCATGACCAATCGGATCATCGAGATGGTCATAATATGGGAACTACTGGCGCTAGTCGCACGGGCGCTGTTGCGGGTAATCGACACGTGGCCCGTCGGCTCAATGATCGGTTCAGCAGCACTGAGAACATTGTCTTCGCGAATGTAAATGCGCAGATACCAGAGTTGTATGCGAAGAACCCAATCGTCTCAGTGACGAATGAGTTGGTCGGCAGTTCGGCTGTGACTGAGCAGGGCGATGAGTTCGCACGCGCGTTGCAGAAGCTGATCGACAAGCTATTCACCATGAAGTATCCGCCTGGCATCAACATCAAGCCCAAGGCGAAGAAGAACGTCGTAATTGCACTGCTAACCAACCGGGCATGGTTCGAGATCGGCTACACCAGCAAAGACAAGAGCAGCGAGCAAGCCATCGCTGACTTGCAGAGTTTGAGCGATCAACTGGCCGCAGCGAAGGACGACAACGAGATCAGGGAGATCGAAGGTCAACTCATTGCGTTGGAAGAGAAGGTAGAGTTCCTGCAACCGAGTGGTCCGTTCCTTAGGCTGCGTATGCCGCATCAGGTGCTGATCGATCCGAACTCCGCTGATCCATGGTTGGGTGATGCGAACTGGGTGATGATCGAGGACATGCTACCCACGTCGTATATCAACGCGATCTATGGACAAGAGGACCCGAACAATCCTGACAGCGATGATGTGTATAGCATCTTCGAACCGACACACGTGTTGACTGGCGACAGTGGCACGAGCAACGGTGACGATGACTTCACGCTGTTCAGCAAGCAGGACAATGCATACTCAGCATATGGCTTCGAGACGAAGGACGCATTCGACAAAGCCTGCATGACCCGCGTGTGGTATGTGTGGGATCGTGTCACGCGCCGTCTTGAGATGTATGCTGACAACGATTGGAAGTGGCCGATCTGGGTGTGGGATGACCCATACCAGTTGCAGGGCTTCTTCCCACTGACACCGTTGTGGTTCCATGAGAACCCCGTGGCAGTGTATGCGAAGGGTGAGGTCTCGTATTATCTGGACCAGCAAGACCAGATCAACGAGATCAATGATGAGAAGCGGCGTAGCATCCTGTGGGCACGACGCAACATCTTCTTCAACCCTGAGACTGGCATCACACAGGAGATGGCTGACAAGATACTTAAGGGTCCTGATGCGACAGCAACACCGCTGAAGTTACCCGAGGGTGTGAAGGGCACGGATGCAGTGTTTAGCATACCGCCCCCGAGTATGGCATTCGCGCAGCTATTCGACAAGAAGGACTTGTATGCGAGCGTAGACCGCATCGCGAATACGAGCGAAGCAGAGCGAGGCGGTGAGTTCAAGACGAACACGACGAACAAGGCCATCGATTACTACAGCACGATGGGCAACATGCGCATGGACATGCGCCTGGATGCCATTGAGGATGCGCTTGGCGACGTAGGCTGGAAGCTAGCGCAGTTGTGCCTGCGGTTCATGGATGCGACCACAGTGATGCAGCTCACTGGTTTGGATGTTAGTCAGTTCTGGGCACCGCTCAACAACCTAACTGACTACGCACGGATGTCTGTCACCGTCATTGGTGGCAGCACACAGAAGTTGACCACACAGCAGAAGAAGCAGGAGGCTGTGCAGGTCGGACAGGTCATGGCACAGTATGTCAGGGCTGCACCTGCAAGTGCATTGAAGGTGTCGTTGGATATGCTCAGCAAGGCATTCGACGACTTCATGATTACTAAAGAGGATTGGGACAGCATTGCAGCAGAAGTTGCTACGATGGCAACGTCCCAGCAAGGTGGTGCACCGGGACAACAAGCTCCATCCCCACCCGGTGGTGCTCCAGGCCCGGCTAGTACCGGTGCGATGCCAGGACCTCAGCCCGGTGCACCGCAGGCAGGTGGTGGTATG